AAGGGGTTGGATCTAACGCCGGGGCAGGTGGCAGAAAAGTATGCCCGTGATAATTTTGGTGTTGAGTATGAGTTTTCCGAGTTGACAAAAGGTCGATTTGATAAGCACACCTATGATCCTGAATGGGTTCCCGGTGCTCAATACGAACAAGAGCCACATGATTTTTGGTTGTATATGACTGGAGCCGATAATGTGGAACGCGATGAAAACAATTTGCCGCATCATTACGAAGCAAGTCCGTGGGGGGCGGAGAAGCACGAGATTGATTACAGCAAGCCGGGATTTTCTCCTCTTCAGGGGAACTTCGACAAGTTTTTAGTGGATCGTACTGGCCATAGGGTGCTTCGGTACACCAGCAGTTTTTTGTTGGGGGAAAGGGACCAGTTGGGCAAACCTGCTCCGTGGTGGACGGTGAACGGGGACGAGAAATTTGGACCATGGCCGTCGGAATTGCAGCGGCGTGGGATCAAGGCTTCGCTGGACGCCATCTGCAAAGACATTGATGCCTTTCTAGCAGAGTAGAAATCTGCTATCCTTCCGGCATGGAAGAGAAATCGCTTGTAGAGCCGGGTCATTTCGGTTCTTCCGGAGACAACATCATGGTTCTCCATGATTTTGTCGATCAAATAGACCTTGAACACATGAGAGCCTTCGCTCCGCACATTTCTGAATGGGAAAATCCCAGAGAAACTGAATACGACGAGAACGGTGTTTGCATCTATGATGCGTCCTACTGGTGGGATCGTATGTGCAGCGGGGCGATTCTTAAACGGATCAACCCCGTCATGCACCAAATGGTCGATAAGTACATCGACAAAATGCAACTCGCCATTGAGGAAAAGTTCGCAGTCACCCTGCACAAGCGTCCACCCGTATTAGTGAGATGGCTTCCCGGCAACGAGCAGTCCCCACATTCGGACAAACAGTTGAACGATGGATCCCCTAACCCGTTTCCTACCTACGATATAAATTCTATTATCTATTGGAATAGCGACTTTGAAGGGGGACAGTTCTACTATCCGGAACATGACATAGAGTTGGAAATAGAACCGGGTATGGCCGTAGCGCACCCCGGCGACATTCACTACCTTCACGGGGTCAAACCAATCGTTTCCGGCACTCGCTGGACAACGCCATCCTTTTATACGATTACAGGATTACAGGAGAAGTCATGGACCTAGCAGGTTATTGCGGACATCCGGCCTCAGCGATCGTGCTGTACAAGAACGTTTGGCCAGAGGATCAAAACTTTGTCGAACGTTTGGAAGAGTGTATCGGTGAGAGTACCCATGAGTATTTTTCATGGAAGAAGGCGTTGGTGGGGGATCTGGAAGAGATGCCAGAGTATCGGGATTGTTCTGATTTCAAATTTCGTGAGAGTGATTTCCCTGTCTGTGATCCCGCTTTCAAAGAGGCGGGAGAAGTTTACAGGGAGGTAATCGCGGGAGTACGGGAGTGCGTGGTCCACTATCAGGGATTGTACAACCTCAGTTTGGAATTTGAGGAAGCAACCAACTTTGTCAAGTATAAGGAAGGTCAGCACTTTGGGACTCATGCTGATCATGGATTTTCTTACAGCGCGACAGTTTCCACAATCGGCTATCTGAACGATGGTTATGAGGGCGGCGAGTACTTATTGCCGTATCAAGATATTAAGTTTCTGCCAGAAGCGGGAGATGTGATTATTCATCCGTCTACGTTCGTGTATGCCCATGCCGCTTTGCCGGTGACGAAGGGTGTTAAGTATTCAGCGGTGACGATGTATGACTACAACGACCGCAATCATCAAGATCATCAGGCAACCACCTATGCCACTCCGCCCAGCGGGGATATGGGTGGTCAAATACTTCCAGCGTCGTGAAGGTAGTTCTCAGAAAGAATCATCAAAATCCTCCTGAGATTCGTCAATCTCGTCTCAAGCGGGATTGGATGGATGACACTTACAACAAACATGCATATAAGTGTTTGCCGTTAGGTGCTGCGAATGTGCAGGGTTGGGAAATGGTTCTTCAGCAGGAAGTAGTAGTCCAATGGGACGGTGGTAACACGGTTCCACGGGTGCTGTCCGGAGAAATGATGACTCATACGGTCGATGGACAGGAGTACGAACGAGCGGTAGTGATTCCAAGCATCATAGGGATCTTGTCGTTTGCTACTGGATGGTCGATGGGTACCCCTCCGGGGTATAGCACTTGGATTTCGGGGTCGCCCAACTATTTTGTGGATGGCGCTGTTCCTTTGACGGCCAGTATTCCTACTCATTGGTGGCCCGATGAGTGGAACATGAACTGGAAGATCACGAAGGAGAACACTCCGGTGATCTTTCCTGAAGGTATGCCGTTCATGTTTTTTCAGGTGTATGAAGAATCGCTGTTGTCAGAGGTGGAATTTGAAGTAGAACACTTGTGGGATAGGCCGGAACTGATGACAGAGCGACAAGAATACGGAGAGGTCAAGTTCAAGAATAATCAGGAAAACCCGTGGACTTGGATGGGAAGTATCCGCACCGGTTTGAACGAAAAGGGAGAGCAGATCGGTCCCAAGCATGACGGTCATCCAAAATTGGATGTGCCGTAATGGGAGGGCACGTTTTAGAGGAATGTAAATACGAGGATATTATTGATGATCCTAAGTATTTCAAAGATTTGTTGCTTGAACACAAGTTGCTATGTTTTCGTGAGTTGAATCTGACCAAGAATCAACATCTCAAGATTATTAAAGCATTGGGGTATTATAAGTTTGGTCAGCACATAGAAGATCATCGTTTGACTATTGAGGGTAATTTCGGAGAACGGAAAAACACGCCTTTAGAGTTGTTGGTTCCATGGCATCAGGAGTCTCTACATCAGAAGTACCCTCCGTGTGTGGCCGGATGGAACATGGAACTGTTTACCTGTCCAAAGGATCACGGCAGGACTGGATTTGTGGACATGGTAGAAGCCGTAAAGGGTTTGTCAGCCGAGGTTGTAGCGAACCTTGAAAATACTGAGTATATAGTTGTTCGTTCTTTTGATGATATTGAAGAGGCAACAGAGCAGATCAAATCTGGAAGTCGTGAAATATCTATCTTAAACAAAAGTGGTCAGGCGGAGCGAGGTGGGTTGGCGGATCCGAGTGATGACCGGCGGAGTGATTACTATTTCCCCTCCATTCGTCAGGCGATTGAAAAACATCCTTTGACCGATGAATTGGTTATAAGATATGAGGTTGATTGGTCCCTGTCTGGGAACGGCGCTGGTACTTGTATTACCTTTACTTCTGCCGAAAGGCGAATAGAAGTAGACGAATTGGTTAAAGGATTGTATTTGAATCCCGATAATCAGTTTTGGTGGGAGTGGACTCAGGGAGACTTCTTACTAGCGGATTTAGTTGTGATGGGTCACGCCGTGACGGGGGGGTTTCTTCCGACAGAAAGATTGTTGGATGTCACCTTCAATACCATAAAACGTATTAACAATCAGTATGGACCTTTGTAGTGACTCAGGGAATGGTAGTGGCCGATTGTAGTTTTGATGACATCTTGGATGATCCCGGTTATTTCAAGGAACTTTTGTATGAATCAAAGTTATTGTGTTTTCCCGAATTGAATTTGAGCCGGGAACAAAACAAACAGGTGTGCGCTGCTTTGGGATATGTGTTTGATCGACAGGGGGATGAGACTCATGCGAGAACCATGGATCGAAAGGATTGGCCCAATACCTCTAACAAGGTTTTAGTTCAATGGCATTTGGAGAATTTGGATCATGAACAGCCTCCCCTTCTGGCGGGTTGGAACATGGAGACGTTTACTTGTCCGAAGGGTCATGGTCGCACTGGGTTTATTGACATGGCTAAAATGTGTAAGAAGTTGAAAGTGGATCGTTCTTTTGAGTATGTGTTTATTCGTTCGGCCACGGAGGCAGAGCAACTTGAAGAGCAAATGGCAGCAGGTAAACGTGAGTTCTATATTAACAATACGGAAAATACCGAATCGATATTTACAATCGCGACTGAGGGTATTGTTGAGTACGCTCCGCCACAAAGGTATGACAGCGATACTGGGTATTCTCCACCGATCATGGATTCGGTTTCGCCTCATCCCATTACGGGAGAACCCGTCCTACGGTACATGGTGGATTCTTTCCATGTGAAATGGCTTCCGGTTCCAGACATGATGACAGAGAAGCAACTTCTTGACGAGAAGTTGTCGGAAGCGATAGCCGACTTTGATAACCAATTTTGGTGGGATTGGACTGTGGGGGATTATTTGTTGGTTGATCTGTTTTGTATGCAGCATTCCGTCTTGGGTGGGTTCACTCCGGAGCAGCGCGTGCTTGATGTGGTGTTCTCCACGGAGGCGGTATCACCATGAGCGGTCTTAGGCTAGAGGGCTTAACGGTTGATGATGTTTTAAATAATATGCAATATTATTACGATTTATATATTAAGCATAGAAAACTTGGTTTTG